TTTCGACATGCTCTCCCTCTCGCCGGCCGCGACGAAGATGCGCGCCGCTGTCATTAAATTTGCCGTCCAGTCCGGCAACGCCAACCGCATCACCGGCATGTTGTCACAAGCCGAGCCGCATCTCGTGGTTGCCGCCGACGATCTCGACCGTGACCCCAATGCTGCTAAACTGTTTAAACGGCACCAGTGACCAACGGAGCGGCAACATGCACCAAACACACTCAGGAGGTCTACTGACTAAAATTTGCGGTTACGGTTTTACGATCCGGCTGCCACCTTGCCCGATATGGGAACAATTTATCCTCGACATATTCGACAGTGACAGGGAACTAGTGACGTTGTCCAACGCGCCCTTGGCTACTCCCTCACCGGACTGACCACCGAACAAGTCGTGTTCATCCTGCACGGCTCCGGTTCCAACGGTAAGTCGGTATTGATCGAAACGGTTGCCGCGGTGCTTGGCGACTATGCGAAACAGTGCCCGTCAGAAACATTTATTTCACAGAAAAAGGGTCTCGTATCCCCAGTGACGTTGCCCGCCTCGCCGGTGCCAGATTCGTTTCGGTTGTCGAAACGGAACACGAAAGGAACCTGGCTGAAGGGCTCGTCAAACAGGCTACCGGCGGCGATCGGATGACCGCCAGGTTCCTCCACAACGAGTGGTTCGAGTTCACTCCCAGGTTTAAATTGTGGCTCGCCACCAATCACAAACCGCGCATCAGAGGGTCGGATTATGCCATCTGGCGACAGCATTCTATTGCTGCCGTTTGCCGTAACTTTTGTCGACGGCGACAAGGCGGTTGACGGGCAAAAGGTCAAGGACCCTGACTTGAAAAGCAAACTCGTCAATGAGTACCGGGCATCCTGGCGTGGATGATACGGGGCTGCAAGGCATGGCAGGAGGGCGGATTGCAGCCTCCGGCCGCTGTTATCGATGCAACTTTAGGTTATCAAGAGAGCCAGGATAAACGTGTCTGCATTTATCAGAGACAACTGTCACGTGTCCAGGGGGGTGAGTTGCTCGGTCGGCCTTTTGTATACCAGCTACGAAATTTGGTGCTCGGAAAATGATGAGGAGGCGATTGCGAAGCGCAATTCGGAAAGAACCTCGACGAGCGGGGATTTCCGGCGGGGGCACGCTCCAAACGGGAGAGATTGCGCAAAGGCCTTGATCTTACACAAGAATGTCGGGACCAGGCGGCCCAGCGGCTTAGCGACGACGGAGGGCACGGGTGACGTTGGTGACGCTGGTGACGCCACTTCCAGGTTATTTCCATACATATACGCCTCGTGCGAGGAGATGCGGATTAGCGTCACCAGCGTCACCAACGTCACCCGGTCGAAAATGCCGGCGCGCCGGTAATGAACATTTTGCGTCGCCACAACCCGGGCTTGCTACGTGCGGCTGGTCGAGCAGCTCCGACCTGTTACGGGAGGCGTTGCTCGGCGACGACGACGAGGAGGTGTGGCGGCAGGGCGATGCGATGATGCGGGGCTGGCAGCAGGCGCTTGTGGTTCGAGTACAAGAGCTGTGGCCAGGGGCAGAAATCGTTGCGGTACGAGACAAGGTTCGCCCTTGGGTCGAACAATACGAGTGGGTGGAAGCGGAATGACGCGAACCCTCAACCCCACACCGGAGCGCCGACAGCATGGCAACATCGTGCGCAGCCCGGTTGGTCGCCGACAGCACTGGTGCGATCGGCCACCCCTGGCATTGCCGCAGCGTGTTGGACAACCTGCTGGCCCGGCGCGAGATCGGTCCGCAGGAACACGCCGCCGGGCTGCAGTTTGGTGAGATCGCCCGCAGAGCCGCCGTGCCGACCCTGCAGGCAGCCGACCTGCTGCGGGTCCGCAGCGGCGGGCAGCTTCGCGATGGCAGTGGCAGCGAACGCGCCGTCATCAACTCGGTCGCGCCCTCGATGCGCTCGGTGGTCTCGGCAGCCCGATGGGCAGTCTTGCCTGGGATGTCCTCGGGCGGGACGAAAGCCTGTCCGCCTGGGCGCAGCGGCAAAACTGGATCGGTCGGCCGCGGCACCGGCGCCGCTAAAGGCGTGCTGATGGCCACATTGCCAGTGCTGGCGCTACATTTCGGCTTGACGCGGCCCCGGTTATCACCAGATAGGGGATTAGTGCATGTTGCGACCATGCCGGCGGCGGGTCGGGCGGATTCGATGATCCCCATATCAGCCCATCCTCCAAGCCCGACCCGTCCGCCGAGCAAGGATGCCTCAGAAATCGCATGCTGTGGCTGCCAGTGGGGTGGAACGGGGTCGGCCGCTACCCTGGTAGCCGAAAAGGTCTCAGGCCACTCAGCGGGCTTCCTAGCCGATTTATGAGCCATTATGGGCAAAAGCGGGGAATACGATCTGCGAGGCTTGCCACGGCACCGGGTATCTGGCGGATGCCAAACCGCCCAGCCGTGCCCAGCTTGCGGCGGGGTCGGGTTCGGTTTACTGCTCGCCCGGGCGGACGAGAGCTGCGCGCTGCGAGGGCTATGTCGCGGACACTAGTGCCGCAGTGCTCGCGCTGGCGCACGAGAGCTCCGCGCAAGGTGACGATTTGCACGGTCGGGAACACATTGCTTCACCGGATTGCTGGTGCGGTCCGACACCAGATCCGGTAGTGCCGGATGTGTTTATTCACCGGGATTGCGGAAGGTGACACAGGCTGATGCGCGACGGTGAAACGGAGGCCATGCTCGCCAAGCTCGATGCCATTATCGCGCTACTAAAGGAATTGTGCGCGCTCGTGCGCGCGAGGGAGGGGGAGCGGGACGCTGACCTTGCAGCGTGAAATTCGTCGTATCGCTGACGCGATCGACCCGCCACCCAAACGCAGTCGCGGCCGGCAGTGGACGTTCTCGGAAGAAATAGCCGGGGAAATACTCGACAGCTGGCTGCCGGCGAACGGCTCGAAGATATCTGTCGCGAGGTGCATCTCGCCACCCGCTAGTACAGTGCGATCGTGGGCTATTGAGAGAGAACCGGTTAGAAATGGCGAGACACCGTTTGCGGAAAGGTACGCGCGCGCGAAAGCTATCGGACTTGAACGCTTGGCGGATGAAGTGATAGCAATCAGCGATGCACCGTGCACTGGTTCTAATGGCGAAGCGGACAATGCTTTGGTTCAGAAGCAGCGGCTGCAGGTTGATAGTCGTAAGTGGTTGCTGTCGAGGCTGTTGCCGAAACAGTACGGCGACAAAGTCACTCAAGAGCTAGTCGGCAACCCTGATGCGCCGATCGTGACGAGGATCGAGTTGGTGCCGGTTGCACCGATCACCCGCCGTCTGCCTATGCCGGAAACTGAGTAACCGCTTCGTCTCGCTTGGGTATACCCCAGACATACGAGACGGTGAGACACAATCTGCGTCTCATCAGGGTCGAAACGATGGTTAAGAGACGCAGCGAGGCGCGGGTCTAGATCCTAACGAGACATCTCGTCTCTCGCTCATGTGGGTCGCGCTGTCGCCGTCTGGTCTGGTTAGGAGCCTACCTCCCGGACAACCAGCAGCCAGCGCGGCCCACCTGGACCTAGGCCCCCGGGGCCACCCCCGAAGACGATGGTTCCATCCGGCTGGCTGACGGCCCCACACCGCCCCCATGTCAGCCGCACCCTCCCGAATATTTTTTTTGAGGCCCGGCATGCTATCGCCACAACCTTTGCGGGCGCTAACCGTCGCCGCGCTCGTTTTAGTCTTCTCGTCTATATATATGCACGCGCGCGGCCAGGTGCCTTTCCTCGCTGGCGGCAACACGGTGAGCCTGGCGGCGACCGGGACGACCTCGCGGGTGCAGGTGCAGCCGGGTCCGAATTCGAAGGCGATGCGTGTTTATAACAGCGGCACGGTGGCGGTCTTTGTGGCTTGTGGTGATGTTGCCAGTGTTGCGTCGCTGACGACGAGCCTGCCGATCGCGCCTGGCACGGTGGAGGTGCTGGGCTGTGCCCAGCAATACGTGGCGGGCATCACGGCGGGGACGGCGGCGACGTTATATATAACGCCGGGCGACGGGTTGTGAGGGCGGCGGTGGCCGCCGCGCTGCTGCTGGCGGCATCGCCGGCGGTGGCGCGGATGCATGCCGGGCCAAACGTGCTGCATGCCGGGCACCGGCTGCAGGGGGCGATTGCGCCGTTGGATGGCGGCGGGGCGTTTGCGAGCTCGGCGGCGGCATACAGCCTGCGCAAGCTGAAGAGCACCTACGCCGGCCCGGGCATCAAATTGCGACGGGCCAGCGACAACGCCACGCAGGACATCAACTTTCTTGGGTTTACCGGGTTCACCGGGGCGCCATTGGACGTGGCGGCGGCGGCGAGTTTCTGCAATGCGACGACGTGTTTTGTTGATACCTGGTACGATCAGAGCGGCCAGGCGCGCAACGTCACGCAGGCGACGCCGGGATATCAGCCGCAATACATTGCGAGCTGCGTCACCGGCAAGCCGTGCCTGCGGCCGGTTGCCGACCCCAACGGGTATTTGATCAGCGCGAGCGTGGCGTGGACGGCGGCCAGGACGACGCTGTCGGCGGTCGGCAACCGCACCTCGGGGACGGGCAACTGCACATTGTCCTCGAAGCACATTTCTTTGATCGGCAGCCACACGGTGGCGAACCAGTGGCTCGTGTCGGATCAGACGACGAACAACTTTGCATTGAGCGCTGCCGACAATGCGTGGCACGCCGGCATCGGGGTCGTGGACGGGGCGGCGAGCCTCGGTCGGATCGACGCGACGGAGACGGTGGGGACGAACGTGACGGGCAGCGCGGCGGCGGGGAGTGTGCTGGTTGCGCGCGGCAATACCGGCACGGTGTGCAGCCAGGTGGAGGCGTTGGTCTGGGACAACTATGTTCTGGCGCCGGCCGAGCGCGCGGCGCTGACCCAGAACCAACGCGATTACTGGGGTTTTTAATGAGGTGGTGGCTGTCGCTGCCGCTGTTGCTGCTGGCTCTGCCGGCCGCGGCGGATATGTACCAGGACGGCAGCAATGCGAAACTGCCGGAGGCCAGCCGCAATCTCGGGCAGGCCTTTCCGGTTGAGCCGGGCGGCAGTATTGCGGCTGCATTAGCGGCGGCGAAGGCCAATGGCGGCGGTGTGGTGGCTGTGCAGGCCGGCACTTATCACATTACCAATACCTTGCGGCTAAGCAGTCATACCAAACTACAGTGCGAGCCGGGGACATGGATCACCTTTAACGCCAGCGATTTTGCCGGCGAGGGTGGGCCGGCGACGGCTCTCGGGCTGTGGCTGGTGGCGATCAACGAGCACACCACGGCGGCGAATATCACCAGTCATGTGCCGAACGCGCAGCGGGACCAGGACATCGAGATCGGGGGTTGTAGTTTTCGGGCGGGGGCTGAGACGGTTTCCGGCGGCGCCAGCGGTTTGCCGAACTGGCACATCGTGATGATGCGCGAGGTCGACCGGGTCAGGATCGACGATATCACCTGTATGAACGGCGGCGATTGTACTGCGATGCTGGGCACCACCGACACGGCGGTCACTCGCAGCAAGGCGGGTCTGGCGATCGTCGGTAATACTCACGGCACGACGACGATAGACGGCATTCTGTCGACCGAGGGGATTGCGGTTGGCGATCGGGTGGATGGCCCGGGGCTGGCTCGCCTGACGCATGTGACGGCGGTCGGCCCGACGTCGCTGACGCTGTCGGCGGCGGCAAGCACCACTGTGGCCGGCGCCACGCTTGGGATCGGCGCCATCGACAATGTCTGCTGGGATCACTGGCAGGGACCGAAAGCGATGTCGGTCCAGAATAATTTCTGCGTCGGTTACCTCTACGGCGCGATGGTTACCGGCAGTGACACAGCCGGTGTCGCACTGCAGAAGAAGGCCGGCGACGGGACGATTATCGGCAATCGCTTTCAGATGGTCGGGCCAAGCGGCGGGGCGGCGATCTGGCTCAACGGTTTGGGGGTGGCGGGCAACGGCGCCGACCGGGTCAGTGTGATCGGCAACGCGATCGAGGGCGACGGCGTCAACAATTTTATATGTCTGCGGGTGTCGGGGGTAAGCGACGGCAACCGGTTTATCGGCAACACCTGTAGTCGGGCCGGTAGCACGGTGGTCGATATCAACGGGGCAGCGGGTGTTGACAACGGCGGCGCGCCGACCAATACGCTGTTGCTGGGCAATACTTATACCAACATCGTAACGCCGGCCGATACGTTCGGCGCCTATCATGTCACTCAAGCCAACAATACGACGGTGATGGGTGAAAGCCTGCGCGGGTCGACGCACATCAATACGGTTTGGGATAACAGTACAAACAGCAAATACCTGTGGAATAATTTCGATGTTGGCACAGGCGCCCGGTATTTTCATCAGGGCACCGGGGCGCAGGTTGTTGACACGGATAACACCAAGTCGGGGCAGGTGGCGTGGACCCCGGATCTGACTTTTGGCGGCGCCAAGGCGGGGCTGACATACAATAGCAACGCCGGGCGGTACTGGCGTACCGGGCAGATGGCGTGTGCATATTTTAACTTTCAGTTATTGAGCAAAGGCACCTCGACCGGGGCGGCGGTTGTTGGCGGTTTGCCGCTGCCGGTGACGGTTTCCTGGATAGCCGGGGCAAACTTTCCGGCAAAGGCTTCATATTGGCAGAATTTCAACGGTTTGACGGGTGGAGTCGAGCCGGCGATGTTGATTGCCGGGTCGGCATTTTCGTTGTACCCGCCGGCCGGCGCGGCCGGCGGGCCGTTAACCGATGTGTTTTTCAATAATAACACGGCTTTGGTTGGCGGCGGTTGTTACCCGACGGATGCGGGATGAGTCATATGGCGTCGCTGTTGGCGGCGGCAAGCCGCGGCCTTTGCCGGGTGGCGATACCAAGCCCTGAGAGTTAGGCGGAGTGACGCGCCTTGGCGAAGTCGGGCCAGATCGAGCTGCCGGAGAAGCTGGTTGAGGTGTTCTCCGGCGAAGCCTTGTACCGCGGCGCGTATGGCGGACGCGGCAGTGCCAAATGTTTTGGTCGGGGAACCAAGGTTCTGCGGGCGGATGCGTCGCTTGTTGCGGTCGAGGATGTGCGAGAAGGGGATTGCCTTCTTGGTCCGGATGGCCGGCCGCGCAGGGTGTGTGGGTTAGCTCAGGGGATTGCTCCGCTTTACCGGGTGACGCAAAAGACCGGCATGAGCTATGTGGTGAACGGCGACCACATTCTGGTGCTGGAGAGATCGCGACACGCCGCTGAGGATTTCGGCTCTATCAGCCTGGCTGGGAACCCACAAAGGGTCAATGGCAGGTACGCCGGATACGATACAGGGCTAGGCTATTCGCTGATTACCGCGGCTGACTATGCCAAGAAACCAGAGCGGTTCAAGACCCAGCATTTTGGCTTTCGCCGGCCGATTGTTGGGATGCATAAGGCGCTTACGGTTGATCCTTATTTCCTCGGGCTGTGGTTGGGAGACGGCACCGCGAAGGCGTCGGAAATCACCAATCCGGATCCAGAGATAATCTCATTTATTTATGCGTATGCCGAGGAGGAGAACTGGGTTGTTTCCGAGATGGGCAATGGTAGGAGCGCATCTCGGTTTTATATTGGCAGCGAGTATTCGCGGGCTGGGAGTTTCGTGCAGCAATTGCGCGTCGCCGGGGTGTTTAGGAACAAGCATATACCGGAAGAGTATTTCGGCGCGTCGACGGAACAGCGATTGGCGCTGCTGGCCGGCCTGGTTGATACGGATGGTCATGTATCGACAGGATGTATCGCGATTGCGCAGTCGCGTGAGGCGATGCTGGACGACATTATCCGGCTCGCGCACGGTTTAGGCTTCAAGGCCAGCAAGCGTTATACCCCGGTGCCGCTTAACGGCAAGATTTGCGCCGCCTGGAAATGCCAGATCGGGGGAGACATCGACAGATTGCCTTTAAGGGTTGCGCGCAAACGTGATGCCGCACGCGTCGTTAAAAACAAGGATTGGCGCCGCACCCGGGTTGACATAGAGGAAATCGGCGTCGGTGCATATTTTGGTTTTGAACTCGACGGCGACCACCTTTTTATGCTGGCTGACGGAACGGTAACGCATAACAGTCGATCCTTCGCCAAGATGGCCGCCGTGCACGGGCTGCGGTGCGCCCTGGCGAAGGAAAGCGGGGTTATCGTCTGCGGCCGCGAGTTTCAGAACAGCCTCGACGAAAGCAGCATGGCGGAAGTCAAGCAGGCGATCGAGACCGAGCCGTGGCTCAGAGACAATTACGAGATCGGCGAGAAGTTTATCCGCACCCGCGACGGGCGGATCGATTTCTCCTTTGTCGGCCTTAGAAGAAACATCGAGAGCGTCAAATCGACCGCTCGGATACGCCTTCTGTGGGTCGACGAGGCCGAGCCGGTCAGCGAGATGGCGTGGCAGAAGGCGATCCCGACCGTCCGCGAGGAGAATGCGGAAATCTGGGTGACCTGGAACCCCGAGCGGCGGGCCAGCGCGACCAACCAGCGTTTCCGGGTCAACCCGCCGGAAAACAGCAAGATTGTCGAACTGAACTGGCGTGATAACGCCTGGTTCCCCTCGACCCTCGACCAGATCCGTCGCGAGGATGAGGCGAAGCGGCCGGAGCAGTATCCGCATATCTGGGAGGGCGAGTACGCGATCGCCCATGCCGGCGCCTACTACGCCAAATTTCTGTCGGATGCGAGCCAAGAGGGCCGCATTGGCCGGGTCACACGTGACCCGCTGATGGCGGTGCGGGCGTATTGCGATTTGGGCGGCACGGGCGCCCGCAGCGATGCGTTCGCGATGTGGGTTTGCCAGTTTGTCGGTCGCGAGGTGCGGGTGCTCGACTATTACGAGGCGGTCGGACAGAGCCTTGGCGTGCATGTCGACTGGCTGCGCGAGCGCGGCTGGGGCAAGGCGCAGATTTTCCTCCCCATGACGGCGCGACCCATGACCGGGTTTATGACGTGTCGTTCGAGAGTGCTTTTAGGGCGGCCGGGTTCAACGTCGAGGTGATCCCCAACCAGGGTCGCGGCGCCGCGAAGGCCCGCATCGAGGCGGCTCGCCGGCTATTTCCGGCCGTCTGGTTTAACGCCGAGACGACGGAAGCCGGCAGGGACGCACTCGGCTGGTATCACGAGAAGCGCAGCGATGATTGGCGCGAGGTGGGGTTAGGCCCCGAGCACGATTTCAGTAGTCATGGGTCTGACGCTTTTGGATTAATGGCAGTGGCGTACGAGACTCCGGCCGGCCGGCCGAAGGCGATCAAGTACCCGCAACTTGGTATTGTTTAAAACACGGAAAAATCAATGACACAAAGCGATAGTGTGATGTTCACTGAGCTGCAGGAGCGCGTGGCGCGCCTGGAGGTGCTCGTCGATAATCTGCGTGAGCGCTGCATCGATTTGGCGGGCCGCGTTAACGGGCACCAGGAGAGCCTTGAAGAATTGCTGGGGCCACCGCCGGACCACGCGGCAGCGCGCAAGGAGAAGAATGAATTGTACGGACGCGGCACCGGGCGGCGGGTGGTGTCCTAATGCCGTCAAAATCGCCGGCTCAGCGCCGTACGATGGCGGCGGCGGCGCATAACCCGGCATTTGCCAAGAAGATCGGTATTCCGCAATCCGTCGCGCGTGAGTTTAACAAGGCCGACGCTGCCAAACGGAAGCCTGGCAAGAAGGCTCGTTGATGATCGGCAATTTCGGCATCGACTACCAGCAGCCTATCGCGCAAGGGCTTGACCTGTCTGATTACGGGCTGGACGAGGACGATGTTAAACAGGTCGTCCAGCAGGAATTGCAGGCGGCGCTCGGGCAGGATGGCGGAAGCCTGGCGCAGGAGCGATTGCAGGCGCAGAAATACTTTGCCGGAGAGCCCCTCGGCAACGAGGTCGAGGGCCGCAGCCAGGTGGTCTTCAAGACCGTTTTGGAAGCCGTCGAGTGGGCCTTGCCGGCACTCCTGCGGATCTTTACCGCCTCGGATCAGATTTGCATCGTCGAGGCGCCGCGGCCGGGGATGGAGGCGCGCGCCGCCCAGGCGACGGATTACCTCAATCACATTTTCTACCGCGACAACCCCGGGTTTATGATCCTGCACGACTGGCTGTTCGATGCGCTCCTCGAAAAGCTCGGTTGGGTCAAATATTGGTGGAACACCCAGAAAACTGTCGAAAGCAAGACCTATACCGGGCTGACCCAGGAGCAATACGACGCGCTGTTGGGCCAGGACGCGGATGTCGAGGTGGTGAAAATCCGGCGTTACACCCAGGACGCCGACGAGTTCAACATGGATCGGCCTTTTGTGCCTCCTCCTGCGCCGCCTCCTCCGATGCCGCCTCCGGGTATGGCACCCCCGTTAGGCGGTGCAGGACCATCTCCAGGGATGCCTGGATTGCCGCTGGAATTGCCTCCTGGATCTCCTGGATTGCCTCCTGTGCCGCCTCCCGGCCCGCGTCCGAATTGCCTCCCGGATTGCCGTCTGAGCCTCCCGGAGCGTTTCCCGCAGGACCTGCTGTATCGCCATTTGGACAACGTCCTGAACTTCTGTTAGCCGCTCCGCCACCGCCGCCTCCCCAGATTGAACTGATCGACGTTACCCTCAGGATTACCCGCGAACACGGCCGGGTGGTTATCGAAAACGTGCCGCCGGAGGAGATCCTGTTCAGCCGCCGGGCAAAGCGCGACGACATCCCCTACCTGTGCCACCGTCGCCGCTGGACCCGCAGCGATCTGATCCAGCAGGGCTACGACGAGGACTGCCTGGAGGATATCCCGGCCAACGAGAGCCTGGATTGGAACCAGGAGCGAGTAGAGCGCCACCGGCTTGACGACGATACGCCGCAATACGAGCGCATCGACGCCGGCGAGCATCTCTGGATCGAAGAGAACTACGTTCAGCTCAGCCGCGACGGCAAGGCTGGCCGGACCACCGAACTCTACAAGGTGATGACGGCCGGCAACGGTCGGGTCATCCTGACCCGCGACGGCGAGCCTTGTATCGACTGCGTTGACGAGGCGCCGTTTGTCAGCGTCACGCCGATCCCGATGAGCCACCGGCTGGTCGGGATGAGCCTGGCGGATCTGGTGATGGATCTGCAGTACGTCAAATCGGTCATCATGCGGCAGATGCTCGATAATGCGTACCTCTCCAACTGGCCGCGCGTCGAAGTCGGTGACGACTCAGTCAACGAAAACACTTACGACGATCTCTTAACCCTGCGCCCCGGTGGCATCGTCAGGACAAAGCGGCTCGGCGGTATCTCGCCGATGGCGATTCCCTACACCGCGGACAAGACGTTTCCGCTGGTGCAGTACCTCGACACGACGGCCGAACTGCGCACCGGCGTGGCGCGCGAGGGCAGCATGATCACCGCCGACGCGCTGAACAATACGGCGGCCAGCTCGATCGCGATGCTGCAACAGGCCGCCGGCCAGCGTATCGAATTGTTTGCCCGGATCTTCGCGCACGGCGTCGAAAAATTGATGCGCGGCGTCATGGAGTTGGTGCGCAAAAACCAGCAGCAGGAGCGGATCATCCGGGTCACCGGCGGCTATCTGACGGTCGACCCGCGCGAGTGGCGTGACGAGATGCCGGTGACGGTCAGTGTCGGGCTCGGCACCGGCAACCGCGATCAGGTGCTCGCCCACCTGATGCAGGTCATCCAGATCCAGGGGACGATCGTGCAGCAGCAGGGCGGCGTTACCGGGCCCTTGGTCTACGCCAAGGATGTTTATGCGGCACTGCACGAGCTGACGACGAACGCGGGGTTCAAAACCAGCTTCTTCAGCGACCCGAGCATGCCGCCGCCGCCGGGTTCGCCGCCGCCGGGAGGCCCACAAAAGCCTGACCCGGCGATGATCAAGGCGCAGGCCGCCATCCAAGCCCTTCAGCTTAAAGCCCAGGCCGAGGCTCAGCAGAGCCAACAGAAGGCTCAATTGGAGGCCCAATTACAGCAGCAGCAGGCCCAAGCGGAGGCGGGGCTGGCGCAGCAGAAACTGCAGCACGAATTGATGCTGGAGGAGCGCCGCCTAGCCCACGAGATGGAACTGGAGCGGCAGAAAAGTGCCAACGACATCTTGATCGCGCGGGCGCAGATGGAGGCGCAGAACGAGGTGCGGCTGCAGGAGGTGCGCCTTAAATATGCCGCCGGGGCCTATGCCGCCGGGCAGGGCATCCGGCCGCCGGAGGCTAATGGTGGCGGCAACGCTTGATGGACGTATTGGATGCGTTGTTGGCGCGGATCGGTGGCGATCCTTTCGCTACGATGGAGGGGGTCAACGCTGCCTATATCAAACCCGGCGAGCATGTCTACAACACGCCTTTGACGCCCGAGGCCGAGCAGGCGTTCCGGGGCTGGATTGGTCAGAATAAGGTTCCATTCAATCCCGAGGCCGGGGTTACTGACTACGACATGCGGGGGTTCTGGCTGGGATTGCAAAATCAAGACCCGCGCGCGGTTTCTGCGATCGACCCGCATGACCGGCGATTACATTACCCCGATTATTGGAAGACCCCTCTACATCAGACGTTCTCGGCTGACAGCCAGTGGGCGACCCCGGATGCGCCGCGTTGGACCCCGGAGGGCCGGTTGATTGATCGGCAAGGCAATGTGTTGTTTGCGCCGCCGCCACAACCCTCCAGCTTAGATCGGTTAATGCGTCAACTATCGCCGCCTACCTGATGGCGGTGCTCGACTGGCTACAGCAGTTGCTGGGCGGCGCCAGGGACGAGGGGGCGCCGATGGCGACCCAGAACCCGCAGACGGGAGAGTTCAGTCCTTATAGGCCGCCGGCGGCACCGGACGTGCTCGACACGTTGTATCAACTGTCGGGCGGGCAGGATATGTCCGAGGCATACAAAGCCTACCAGCGCGGCGAATACCTGCCGGCCTTCGGCCAAGGCGCATGGGGCGCGGCGCAAGCTGCTAGTATGGCTGCGCCGGCGTTGCGGGTCGGCGGTGCGGCTCTCAGGGCCGGCGCGCCTTTGGCGCGTGAGGCGGCGGCAGCAATGCCGGGGCTCTTGGCTGACGAGACGGGCGCGATCCGCGCCTGGCACGCCAGCCCTTACGATTTCGACAAGTTCGACCTGAGCAAGATCGGCACCGGGCAGGGGGCCGCCTCTTATGGGCACGGGTTGTATCTTGCTGAAAGTCCAGCCGTAAGCGGCCCGCGCGGCAGCTACGACCTGGAGTTCACCGCGAAGAACTTGGGCAAGTACGATCTTAACCAAGGCGAGGGGGATATTCTGCGGCTGTTGCGCGGGGGCGCGTCCGATATGGACGTGCTCGGCGAGCTGGCCCGGTCTGGCGGCTATACCTTTGACGAGGCGGCGGCTGCGTTGGAGCGGGTGAAGGCTGCGAAGGCAAAATTATACGAAGTCGATATTCACGCCGACCCGAATGCTTTTCTAAATTGGGATAAGCCGTTGAGTGGGCAGCCGGGTGTTCAGCAAACGCTGGCTAAGGCTGGCATCATCAATCTGCGCTCTGAATTTCCCGAGGTGTTGGCGAGAGCCAATACCCAAACAGGCGGTGAGATTTATGAAAGTTCAAAGTTGGTTCCTGGTGCTTATCGCGATCCGCAAGCAGCTTCTGCCGCATTGAGGGAGATGGGCATCCCCGGTATTCGCTATCTTGATCAAGGCTCGCGCCAATATCAAATTGAGCCCCTCGTTACTCCGCCGATCAGTGGAAAGTTGTCGATGCTCGCGGTCAGTTGGTTGCAAAGACCTCGACTGAGCAGGGTGCTCAAGATTGGATGCGGCAAAATACCAGCAGCAACTACGTCATGTTTGACGACAAGCTGATCGAGATCCTGCGCAAATACGGCCTCCTGCCTCCGTTGGCGGGCGCCGGTCTGCTCGGCGCGGGGCAATCCGAGCCATGAAATTCCGCGCCTTTGCAAAGACGCTCGGCGAGTACTGGGACGTGCCGCCGCAGCGCTGGCGATCGACCCAACCGGCGCCCGAGGACAAGATGCAGCTTGGCGAGAATGCCCGCCGGTTGCTCGACGACCCGGTCTTGCACGCCGCGCTCGATCGGGTGCAGCAGAAATTGATCGAAAGCTGGCGCAACACCGCGCCCGGCGAGGGTGAGGCCCGCGAGGCGGCTTATCGGCTCTATTGGGCTAGCGAGCTGTTCCGCGACGAACTCAGGTTGATGCTGGGAGACGCCCGCGCCATCGAGGCGCGCGAGCGCGCGCTGAGACAGGATGCTGCCTGAACTCGATGCCGTCCTCGGCAACACCAGCGGTCTGTCGAACAAGGAACTGATCCGAACCGCGCTTGCGGATCTGGTGCGCGAGGTCGAGAGCGGCCTGGTGCAACAGCGGACCCTGGAGCGCGCGCAGTACGCGCTCGCCGCCACCAAGCGACCGCGCAGGCCTACTGATAGCCGGGGCCCAAAGCTACCTCGCGAAGGGATGCCGCTGGCTCCAGATCTAAAGCCAGCCAAACCGTAAACCCGCCAGCGTCGGATGACGCCGGCCAGCCCTTGAGATGGACAGATGAGTGATGCAGGCGGCGCGCCGCTGAGCAATGGCGCAGACGCGCCCACCGAGCTATCCGAAAGCCAGGCAGCGGCAGCGATCGAGGGCTTGCTCGATCCGCGCCCGCGCCGCGCGCAACAGACACCGCCGCCGGCCCCGCCCGCGGCCCCCGAGTCCGAGCCCGAACAGGCTCCGGATGCTGGACCGGAGGAAGAGCCGGCCCCCAGCGATGATGAGGACGACCAAACCACCGAACCGGTCAGCGGCGATGAGGACGCCGAGACCGATCATCAGAGGGTTGAGCCGCCCACGAGTTGGTCTCTTGACGATAAGGCCGTGTTCCAGCAGCTCCCACCCGAAGCCCAGGCAGTCATTGCCCGGCGGGAGAGCGAGCGAGACAAGGCTTTTCATCAGAAGACCGAGGAGATCGCCGAGCATCGCAAAGCTATTCAGGCGACGATCGGCGAAATACAGCAGGAGCGTCAAAGCTACGCGCAAAATCTGCAACAACTGCTCTTTGTCGCAGCCCCCGAGGCGCAGAAATTTGCCGATATAAATTGGCAACAATTAGCGACAGAGCAGCCGGCCGAATATGTCCGCCTGTCTGCGGAGCGCGATGCGCTGCGTGGTCGGGTGGCCGGTATTCAGGCCGAGATCCAGCGTGTCACGCAGCAGGCCCAGCAGCAGCAACTCCAACACTGGAATGCGTTGCGGCAGGCTGAGCAGGCTCGGCTGATTGAGGCGATGCCCGAGTTTGGGCACGCCGAAAAAGGCCCGCGGCTCGCCGGCGACATGCGGCAATGGTTGCAGAAACACGGCTTTAGCGAACAGGAGATCGGCCAGGTGATCGACCACCGGGTCATTCTTGTGGCGCACAAAGCCATGTTGGCCGATCGGGCTGCCGAAGCCCGCCGCGCGGCCGAAACCAAGCGCACGCCACCACCCGCAGCCCCAGTACAGCCACCCGGTGCCCCACGGCAGCGGAGCGACAGTGCTGCGGCCCAGCGGCGGCAGCAGAAGATGGCGACACTCCGGCGAACCGGGTCCGAAAAGGACGCGGTGTCTCTCCTGATGGACCTGCTCTAGCAACGCCTTAGTAAAACGCCGCCTGGGCAGCGGCACTCGCCAGCGTCGGACGACGCCGGCATCCCTCAGATGGAGCCCTCATCATGGCAATACTAACAGGTACGGCGACCACCTTTTCCGGCTCGCCAGGAATGCAAGGCCTTCGCGAAGACTTGTCTGACATCATCTACTTGGTCAGCCCTTCCACCACGCCGTTTATGACCAATGCCGGGCGCGGCACTGCCGACGCGGTCCTGCACGAGTGGCAGGTCGACTCTCTGGCGGCGGCCAACCTCGCAAACGCCCAGTTTCAGGGCGATGACGTTGCCACCTTTAGCGCCGCGAGCATCACCTCTCGCCTGGGTAACCGCACCCAGATCAGCCGCAAAGAGGTGATCATCTCTGGCACGCTCGACGCGGTCAGCAAGGCGGGCAGAAAAACCGAGCTGGCCTACCAGTTACAGAAACGCGGGCGTGAGTTGAAGATCGACATGGAGAGCATCCTGCTTTCCAACCAGGCGAAAGTGACAGGCGCCGCGGCCACCGCTCCCAAGCTCGCTAGCGTGCTGTCGTGGATACTGACCAACGTCAGTCACGTCGGCACTAATCCAACGGGAGACGGCACCGACGCCCGGGTGGACGGGACGCCTCGCGCGATAACTGAGGCGATGTTCCAAACGGTGCTGAAGTCGATCTTCACCAACTCCTCTGAAGACGTCGACGTCATCATGCTCGGCCCCGGCAACAAGCAGGCGTTCAGCGCTTTCACCGGCAACGCGACAAAGCAAGTCGACGTGATGGAGAAGAAGCTGGTGAACACGGTTGACGTGTATGTCGGCGACTTCCACACGGTGAATGTCATCGCCAACCGCTTTATGCGCACCAGGGACGCGCTGATCCTGAACTGGTCATACTGGTCGGTGGATTACTTGCGGCCGTTCACGCAAGTGCCGCTCGCCAAGACCGGCGACGCCGAAAAGCGGATGATCCTCGCCGAGTACACCTTGACGGCTAAGAATGAGAAGTCGAGCGGCGCAATCTACGACCTCACGTCCCCATAATCTGCACCTGACAGTGCTGTGTTACTAGACAACTCTACTCCTTCGATGGCACCATGGCAAGTGCCATTGAGGGAGGCATTTATGGCTAATCGTCCGGGCAAGCCGATACGGCAATTGGTGGGGGAACGGTTTGGCATGCTGCTAGTCGTAGAGCCGGCTGGGTTCGCCAAAGGCCGGGCGCTGTGGCGGTGTGTCTGCGATTGCGGGGCCACTGATGTCATTGCTATCGGCAACGTGCTTCAGCAAGGGAACAAGAAGAGCTGCGGGTGTGCGACTGGCGCGATGGTAAGTGCGGCTAAGCGGAGACACGGGCACGCTGGCGCACGAACTAAGATTTACCAATGCTGGAAGGGGATGAAAAAGCGGTGCGCTAATCCAAACGAGGCCGCGTGGCCTAACTACGGCGGTCGCGGCATCAAGGTTTGTGATCGCTGGCGTAACAGTTTCGAGGCGTTCTACGCCGATGTTGGCGATCCGCCGGAGCCTGGGCTAACGCTGGACCGGATCAACAATGACGGCGATTATGAGCCTGGCAACGTGCGTTGGGCGACCAGGGCTCAGCAGGCGAATAATACCCGCGAGAAAGATCGTCGGGGTGAGCGTAACGGTCGCGCGAAATTGACAGAAGACGATGTGCGTTTTATCCGCAGCAGCTCGGCTAAGCGGGATCTTCTCGCAGAGATGTTTGGGATAGCTCCGACGTATGTCAGCACTCTTAGATCCGGCCAGCATTGGGCTTTGTTAGGCGGCGTTCAGTTGCCGAAGAAGAAAGCAACGTCGAAGTCTACGAAGACCGTTGAACCGCGCGCTATTCGCGTGCCGCGCCCGATGTTGACTGAAGACGACGTGCGCTTCATTCGTGCCAGCTCGGCGAAGCGCGCGGTCCTGGCTGAAATGTTCGGGCTGGCCCCGACATACATCAGCAGCATTCGCAGCGGCAGGCACTGGCGCTCTGTAACGTAAATCCCACGCCTGTAAAGGCTGGGTGCTTTCATTCACGGGCGGTCTTTCGGGCCGCCCGTTTTATTTAGAGATAACGCATGAAACCTATTATCCTCGATGTCGATCCTTACTCGGGCGCGGTCGAGACCTTCGACTACGACGAAAACGACGACATGGCGATCGTTAAGCGCAGTTGTGACGTGCAGCCGGTGATCGACATCAACAAGTCGCAGCATTTGCACAGTGACGGTTGGGTCACCCGGGACAAGACTATGCGCCTGGAAGCCCGCATCCCGGTCGACGTGGCCTTGCTCTGGCTGCAGCGCTACGGCGTCGACGTGTACCGGCGGGAGCACTGGCCGGCCGTGCGCCGTCTGCTGAACGACCCTGATTGGCGCTATCTGCGCACGAGCACGCGGCGGCTGTAAATCAATGGCTCTCGATAGTTATTCTGCACTCCAGGCCAGTATCTTGTCGTGGCTGGCGCGACCGGCCGATCCGCTGGTGCAGCCCGCGGTGCCCGACATGATCCGGCTGTTTGAGGCCGAGGCCAACCGGCGACTGAAATCGGCCGGGGCGGAAAAGATTGTCTCTCTCTCGGCTACCGGCACGAACGCAATTAGCCTGCCCACCGATTGCGTGCAGGTGCGCCAAGTGGCGATTGGCGATCTTACCTTGGACTATCTGCCGCCAACCCAACTCGCTGGCAATGGTGGCCAGACCAACAGCTACTCAATTGTCGGTCGCGATCTGTGGCTGGGGCCGGGCACAAACGGCGAGCAGATTGTAAATTTGGTCTATCAGTCCGGGGTGCCGCCGCTATCCGACACAGCCCCGACGAATTGGCTGCTTGATACCGCGCCAGACGCTTATCTGTTTGGCGCGCTGGTCGAGGCCGAGGTTTATATCGGCGAGGATCAGCGGGCGCAGGGCTGGCTGGCGCGGCGCGAGGCGGCTTTTGCCGGGCTCGAAGCGGCCGATCGCAAACTGCGCTGGGCCGGGCCGCTACAGATCCGGGTCGATACTGGCGCCGGCACGGCCGGGGTGATTGGCGGCGTTACTGTCGCAACAATCCAAGTCAGTACGATTTTCCGCGAGGTAAGCCCGGTCAGCGGTGACACTGTGGCGATGTTTGCCCGGGAACCGGGGCTTTATATTGCCGGCCCGCTGCACGCGGCTCTGACGATCCGCCTGCCGCCTGATCCGGTGCATGGCATGGTGGTCGATATTTCATTCGAAAACCCCGTGACGTCTTTGCAGATCCAATATGCTAGCGGCTCGCCAACTCTGGCTGAACCGACCAATGGCTACGGCCCAGGCGCCGGGATGCAGTTTCGCTTTGTCGATGACGTCTGGATTTATTGGAAATGACCATCGCGCCCTGGGCCGAGTGGCTGCCCGACCTATCGGATTTCAGGACTGCCGGCAGCCCGCTGATCAAGAACTGCGTGCCGATAACGGCGTCGAGTTATGGCCCGATGCCGACTGCTATTCCGCACAGTACCAACACCTTGGGCGAACGCTGCCAGGGTTCCTACACGATCAAGGCGGCGGATAATACGGTCTACCTGTTTGCCGGCGATCACGTGAAGCTCTACATGCTGCCGCCTAGCGCCACTGACTTTGTCGACGTTACCGGCGCCACCGGCCCCTACAATACGCCAAGCCCGGTCAGCGGCGGGCACTGGTCGATGACTTCTTATGGCACACGCGTCATCGCCACCAACGGTGCTGACCCGCCGCAGACGATCCTTCTGCCGGTTGGCGCGACGCCGCAATTCGCCGATTTGTCGGCCGATGCGCCAGTCGCCAGATACGTCGCGGTGGTCAAAGACTTTCTGATGTTCGGCTGGACGATCGATCCGGTGGATGGGTCGCAGCCACAAAGGGTGTGGTGGAGCAGCATTAACTCGCCTGCTTCGTGGCCCACGCCGGGTTCGACGCCGGCCCTTCAGACCCAGAGCGACTTTCAGGATCTGCAACAGACAGATCTCGGGCAAATTACCGGCCTTGTTTCAGGTTTTGCTCCCGGCAGCGATGTCGTAATTTTCTGTGAGCGTGGCATCTGGACCGCTTCCTATACCAGCCTGCCGCTGATCTTCAATTTCAAGGTGGCGCAGGGCGCGGCCGGCAGCACGGCACCGCTCTCGATTGTGCAGAGCTTCGCTAAGGACAAACACCGGGGCCATCCGGCCGGTGGTTTACTATCTGACCGAGCACGGCTTTGCGGCATTCGATGGCAACACCAGTTTTCCGATCGGCGCCCAGAAATTCGACCGTGAGTTTTATAACCAGGTCGACGATGCCTACATCGCCAATGTTCAAGGTATCCGCGACCCGCGCACCCGCATCGTGATGTGGGGGTTCCCGACCCCCGGTTCCGAGGGGATGCTTACCAAGTTATTGGTCTACAACTGGGAGCTTGGTCGCGCCACAATCTCGGAATTGGAGCGCGTCGACCACTACATCGAGTGGCTGACCACCGGGGCTTACGGCGTTGTTTACGACCTCGATCACATCGACAGTTTTGGCGACCTCGACACCATCACGCCGTCGTTTGACGATCCGTTCTGGTCTGGCAACGCGGCGGCACGGGTCAGCTTTTTCCTGCCTGACCACCGATTGAATATTGCCGGCGGCCCGCCGATGGCACCGACCCTGGATACCGGCGAGATCCAGCCAGTGGAGGGCAGGCGGGCCTGGGTGCAGAACACCCGGCCGTTACACGATGGCGGCGCGGCGACGATTGCGATCGGGCACCGCGAGCGTCAGACCGACCCCGTCACCTGGGAACCGGCAGTAGCGATCAACCAGATCGGCGAATGCCCGCAGCGGTGCACCGGGCGGTATCTCAGATTTCGTTTTCAGATGCCGGCGGGGCAGAATTTTACCAGCCTCGACGGGATCGATGTGCAGTTGCGGCCAGAGGCGACCCGCAGATGAGGATGCCATCCTAGATGGCCGCCCATAGCCAAGGCACCCGCGCCATCCCGCCGGTGGCGCCGGACCAGCCGCTCTCAGGCTGGCCGCAGTGGCTCAGGGACATGGCGCAGTCGATCAATCTTGTCTCCGCCTGGGCCGGCACCAGCGCACGCGACCAGTTCGCCACATTGCCGGTCGACGCCGGCAACGACGCGGCTGCCGCGACCGCCGGGGTGCCGGTCGGCGGTATTTACCGCAGTGGATCGGTCCTGATGGTGCGGGTGGTGTGGACGGCGACCGTGCGTCTGCCGCCACTTGAGGAGATCGTCGATCACTGGCCGCAGGTCGAGGCGCACCTGCGGCGCGCGACTGATCGCAACGGTTGCTACGAGCCGTTCGACCTGCTGCGCCTGGCCTTCGCCGGACAAGTCGGGATTTGGTTGTGCGAGGGGCGCGCCGGTATCGACGCGGTCTGTGTCACCTGGGTCAAGGATTACCCCCGGCGGCGGGTGCTGGAGATCGTCGCCGCCGGTGGCGGCAACATGGAAAATTGGATTGAGACGCTGAAGACGACACTCGACCAGCACGCCCGAGACTGCAAGTGCAGTCATATCGCCAGCACCGCCCGCCGGGGTTGGCTCAGGGCTTGGGGAGCCGTTCCGACCGGGGACATCCAGATGGTGCGTGATCTAAAGGACGAGCTGCGATGAAGGGCTCCCAGCCTGCCGGCAACACGACGACGACGACGATCAACCCGACGCAACAGGCGCAACTGCCTTTTCTGCAGGATCTTTGGGGCCAGACTCAGGGGCTCGGGCAGACCAACCCGATGCAATACTACCCAACGCGACACTGTCGCAGTGGGGTACGCCGGAAAAGACCACCGGCTATCAGAATATGTACAACAACGCCTACAACACCAACGCCAACCTGCCGATTGTTAACGCTGCCTATAACACTGCCGTTACCGGCGGATACGGTGCGGGCATCAATCCGGCCAACCCTTATTACCAGGACTATGCCAGCGGTGGTGGGCCGTCGCAGCAGATGCAACAAGGCCTGTACAACCAAGGCTTGTCGCAGGCCGGGCAATATGCCCAACAGGTCGGGCAATACGCTTCTCCGATGCAACAGCAAGGCGCCAATACCGCCAATGTAGGCGGGCAGTACGCCCAGCAGATCGGGCAATACGCCGTTCCAATGCAGCAGCAAGGCGCCAATGCTGCCAGCGTCGGCGGGCAGTACGCCCAGCAGATCGGACAGTACTCTGATCCGCTGATGCAATACGCCAGGCAGGCCGCCGCCAATAACAATCTCGGACTGTCGCAACTGGGCAATACCGCGTCCGGCACTTACCTCGACCCGAACACCAACCCGTACATGGCGCAAATGGTCCAGGCGGCGATGGACCCGGTCACCCGCAACTACCAGACTTCGATTGCGCCTTCGACCGATGCGATGTTCTCCGGCGGCGGCCGATATGGTTCGGGGGCGATGGCGGGCGCGGTCGACACCGGACAACGTAATCTGGTCCGGGGCTTGAGCGATCTCAGCGGCAATCTTTACGGTCAGCAATTCGCTCGGGAACGGCAGGCGCAGGACGCCGCCGCCCAGCAATACGGCTCTCTGTACAACTCCGGGCTTGGGCTTGGTATGCAGGGCGCTCAGAACGCCGCCAATATCCAGCAGGCAGCCGGCAGTCAATTTCTGGCGTCTCAGGACCGGGCGCTGGCCGGGCTGCGCGATGCTGCGGCGGCCCAGACAGGAGCCGGTAACCAATATCTCTCGTCTCAGGCTCAGGCGGCAGCAGGGCTGCGCGATGCCGCCAGTACCCAGCAGGCGGCCGGTAACCAGTATTGGTCAGGGCAGACCGCGGCTCAGAACGCCGCCAATAATTACGCCCAAGGCGGCCAGTTCGGCGCCGGCGGGCTCAACTCGATGTTCAACACCGGCAATCTGGCGGCGATGGACGCCTTGCGGATGTACCCGCAACTGGCCGGGGCGCAGAATATCGGGGCGCAGCAACAGGTGGCGGCCGGTACGGGTCTCGCCGGCGTCGATCAGGCCCGCATCGCCGACGAAATGGCCCGGTTCTACGGCCAGCAGAAGGCGCCGTGGGATACCTTAACCAATATGTCAGGTCTGTTTGGTCAACCAACCGGTGGTTCGAGCAGTGTTAGCCAGCCGTATTTCCAGAACCAGGGCGCCAATCTCCTGTCCGGTCTGACCGGCGCCGCCAGTCTTGGCAACCAGTTTGGTCTTTTTGGTAGCGGCGGTTTGGGCGGATTGGGTGGTAGCGGGTTGGCTGGGATCGGTGCTGGCAATCTGACTGGCCCCGCCGCGATGGCCGGTTTTGATACGCTTGGCGGTACAATCGGCATGGGCGCATTGGGGGCTGATTTTGGCGGAGGCGGTGCTGCTATGGCTAGCTTCCTGCCATTTATACTCTGATCCGGAGAGAACTGATGGCAGACATCAGCGCATGGTCGCCGGTAGACGAGAGCAATACTGCGGCGCCGCCAAATGGCTGGCCGGAGAACATGCAGGTGAGCGGGGTAAACAACTCCGCTCGCGCCATGATGGGGGCGATCCGGCGGAACTACGACAGCGTCACCGCTCAATTTGCGGCGCTGCCAAGCCAGTTTTTGCCGCTTTCCGGCGGCACCGTCACCGGCAGCCTGATAGTCAATAACAACATCAATGCCGGCAATGACATCTCTTCTGGTCATAACATCTGGGCCAGCAGCGGCGCCGTCACCGCCGGTTATATTCATTCCACCGGAAACATTCAGGCTGACGGCAACATCACGGCCGGCAGCCTCAATGCCGGCACCGCCTCCAGCCCCGGCGGGCCGGTTCCGGCCGTGGTATTGAATAATAGCGGCATCCAAGTAACCGGTCCCATCGTCGCCACCAGCACCGTCACGGCGCAGGCGTTCATCGTCACCGGCAGTCCGTTAGAACTGGTTGCTGCGGTGCAGGATCTGGCAGCCAGGGTCGAGGCTTTGGAAGCAGTCAAAGGTGCAGCTCGATGAATAACGCCATGCACGGCACGTTCGGCGGCCCGAGTATCAAGCCGCCAAAGCCGAAGCCGCCGCGGCCCACCAAGGGCGGTAAGGCCAAACCCACTCGGAAAGGAAAGTGATATGTCCGATTATGGCATGTTACGAGAACAGGTCCGCGTCGCGGCCGGCCGCATCTCGCCGCAATACGTCGACACCCCGGCGATTTATACGCTCTCGCCGCCGGCTGTCGTTGGCAGTGTCCTTAACTGCACGATGGGGAATTGGTTTGGTGTGCCGACATCGTATGCCTACCAGTGGAAGCGCGGGGTGACCAATGTCGGCACCAACGTCAACACTTACACGGTGGTGGCCGGCGATGCCGCCAATAGCATCACCTGTGTGGTCAGTGCCACCAACGCAAACGGCACCACTGCCGCCCCGGCTAGTAACGCGATAGCGATACCGTGATCCCAGAGGAGAGAAAGCCATGTCAGATTTTGGCGCAGTCTACGATTACGCCCTGCAACTCGAAGCGGCAGTGCCGCCGGGCACGATGGCGGAATTGGAAGCGATCCGGCCCGCTTGCCTCGGGCTGACCAGGAAACAGAAGGAAGAGGCGGAGAAGCTCGCGGAAAAGCTCGCCGCCATGTCGCCGGAAGACCGGATCAAGGCCGAGGCCGAGATCGCAAAGAAGAAAGAAGAGAGCCGCGCCAAGGCGGAGGAAGCGGCGGCAAAGCGAGCGGCACAGGCCCAGCAACAAGCAGCCCCAGCTTCGCCCGCTGCTCACCCGGCAGCGCCGCACACCGAGCCGGCTCCCAAGAAGTAAGGGACACTACCTATGGGCATTCTCGACGGCCTGCTCGGCGGCGGCGGCTCCAGCCTAGACATCTATGGCGACCTCTTTACCGACGCGCAAAAGGAGGCGCTGCGCAGTCAGCAGCTCACCAACACCTTGGCGAAGCTGAGCCAGGGCTTTGCCCAGGCCGCCATGCCGTCCCGCATGCCGATCCCGTTCGGCGCCGCCCTGGGCCAGGCGGCGGCGGCGGCTGCCGGCGGGCAGGACGAAGCTTCCGAGCGCATGATTAAAGCCATGCAGGTGGCGGAGCAGGTGCGGCAATCCCGGCAGGAGCGGGAGATATTGCAAAAGTATGGGTTGCCGATGGCGCAGCGCATCGCGGCGGGTCTTGGCGTCCCGGTTTCAAACCGTACTGCAACACATGCCTGATGCTGCTCCGGGGGCCGCCGGAGCACCTGCTGCCGCACCACCCGGCTCGAATGCACCGCCGCCGCCCGCCGCACCGTCAGAAATGCCAGGCGGGTTCACGCCGGGCTCCTTTGGCGTCCCGTCGCAAAATCTCTCGCGGTATGGCTTGCCGGCGCGGCCGATGCCGGGGGCGGCGCCTGCTTTACCGCCCGGCCCGCAGAATACCGGCCTCCTGTCGCCGCCTGACGAGCTCATCCAGACGGCAAGTCTCGATACCGGTCTTCTCAATCCTGCCAGCTATGGGGGGCAAGCACCGCGCACGCCCCCTTTCCGCCTCGCCGCGGCTACTCCTATGGCTGGGGCGGCAGCGGCTGAGAATGATGACGTTCTCGACCGGGTCGTGGCGCCGCTGGAAAGCGGCAACCGAAATATCCACCAGCAGGTGGTCTCGCCGAATGTTTCCAGCGCCAGCGGCTACTATCAGATCACCAACAGCACCTGGCGCGACGTAGCACCCAAGGCGGGGGTCGATGTCGACAAATACCCGACCGCCATGTCGGCGCCCCGGGACATACAGAAACAGGTGGCGCAGGAACTCTACCAGCAGCGCGGCATCCAGCCGTGGGCTGACTTCAACCCGGCAGTGGCGCGAGCGGTTGGTTATGCCGGTGCGTCGCAGCGCGGCGAAAAGCCGGCCGATATCGTGCTGCCGTCAGATGGCGGGGGCAGCGATGCCCTGACTGGATTGCTCAAGCTGGTGTCTGCCCCTGGCAGCGGCGGGCTCGATATGCCGTTTCCGACGATACAAGATCCCAACAAGCCGGCCAGCGCCTGGCAGCAGGGCTTTACCTACGATGCCCCCAAGGTGCCGTTCGGCCAAGACCCGAGCGACATTCTGCCAGGCGGCGGGACGCCCACCCCAAGCGACAACCGCGACGTCGTGCTGCCGCCGAAGTCGGGGCCACGTGGTCTCGCCGCCAGTGCATTGCAACGCGTCGCCGATACCGGCGGCGGCGGGCCTTTGGCAACCCCACCCGGAGCCGGAGCTGCACCGGCGACCCCATCCGGCACGATCCCCGGCACGAATGTCACCGCTCAACAACTGGCGGCGTTGAACGCCATCCTCAAAATGGGTGGGATGAAAAGCGACGTGTTCGGCTCGCTGTTGGATAGTTACTACAAAACGCCGGAGTATCTGGCGGAAAAAGCCAGGAGCGAGGCGCAGGCGCAAAAAGACGTTGCGCTTAAGATGGACCCGCTGATTCAAACGCAAACGGATATAGCAAAATCAAAAGTAGAGCTTGAGTACAAGCCAAAAATAGAAGAAGCAGTGCAAAAACTCCAAAGCCCGATCCTGAAGGAGCGTGCGCAGGCCCAAGCCGATATTGATCGTTACACAAAAGAACTAGAGCAAAACAGAAATGCCGCTTTAACCCCGGTTGATGTGACTGTTGCTGGCGAGGATCTCCAGCCAGGAGTTAAAAAACTTTCAGCCTTAGAATTCGCCATGAGACAGAAGGACAGGCCGAGCGTATCGCTCGTGGCGACGCGACAATCAGACCGGGCGATATCGTCGCAACCCCCACCGGGCTTGCGGCGCCGCAACCAGGTTATCGCACGATCCTAAATCCAGACGGCACCTACAGAGCAGAGCCAATTCCCGGCACGCCGGAAGCAGAGAAGGCGAGGGATGCAGCCGATAAGAGAGTGCAGGCGGAGCAGGCTCGGCTGGTTAGCCGCGATGTCGTGGTGCGAGAGGTCGATAACATCGGCACCCTGATGAAGGATGCTACCTTCCCGACCACTGGATTTGCCGGTTCGATATTGCAAAACCTGGGCGGTACGGCGGCTAACGATATCAGAGTGGCACGTGGAAACGCTGAACTCGCGCCTTTCGCAGGACACGGTTAATGCGATGCGGGCTGCCAGCCCGACCGGCGCCGCTTTAGGCAACACTACCGATGCCGATATGGCGGTCCTGCGAACGGCTCTGGTCAATCTCGACCAATCACAATCCGAGGCGCAATTCAAAGAGCGTTTGCAGACCCTGAAGAACGCCTATGTCGATATGGTTCACGGCCCCGGTATGTCGCGCCTGTTGCCCGAGAGTGGTGGGCTTAGAGCGTCCACCGCCGCGCCGTCAACCGGCGGACCTGCTGTGGCACCGCATGGCGGCGTACCAACCGGGCAATATTACCAAGGGAAGCCAGTCTTCAGGATGCCGAACGGTTCACTGAAGGTGGAGGAGTAAATGCCCCTCGTTGATCTGCCGGATGGTGCGGTATTTGACCCTGCGCCACCGCGTTCAACTTTGACTGATCTGCCACCGGGGGTAGCGACGGGAGGCCCGCTGATCCCGTCGCGGACACCAGAGCAATTCAGCCTCCCACCGATGCGGAAAGGCGCCACCGGAATTGAGTTTGACCCTACTGCCGGGGTCTTGGGATCGATACTGCGCGCGATAACTACTCCATACGATATCTTGGCGGGGAACATCCCAACCCCCTATTCGCCGGGTGCTAGTGCCGCGCCCAGCGCCGACGTGTTAGGGCGCGCGGCGGAAACGGCTAGCATCCTCAGCCCGATATCTCCCAGCTATCGAGCCGGCGCTCGTTTTGGCACGGTAACGCCATTGGGAGAACCAACAATCAATCCATTTGCCAGTGGCGATCAGGCTCTGTTTGGTGGTCTGCGTGGCAATCTGACTAAGGCGCCACTGACGCCACCGAGCGCACAAGAAATCAAGGATGCCGGCGGTGGCCAATATAATGCGATCAGAGGCTCGGGCTTAGACACTCCATCCAGCCAAATGGGCGATCTGGCGAGCACTATCCGCGCGATTTTGGCGCCAATTTTAGCCCGGAGGATGCCAAGCAAACCTTTGCCCGTCTTGATCTGATGGCAAACCCGGCGCGCAGCGGCACGTCTATGGCCGACCTGCTATCGCACTATCAGGCGCTAAACAAAATCGTTGCAGGAGGCGGCCCCGATGGCGCGGCTGCGGCTCAGGCCAAACTATCTCTTGAGCGGTACATTAATGATTTGGGCGCGGGTAACACTATAGCCACCCCAGGGATGACACCGACTATGGCGCCGGAAGATGTCGGTACGACATTACAGACCGCCAACGCCAACACCCGCTCTGCGATGAACGCAAACAAGATATCCGGCGAACTTGATCCAGCGGCGACCGGATTTATCGAGCGTGCCGAGGGGCGGTCGGGGACAGGCCGAAAGCTTCTAGCGGACCAGTTGGCTGATAGAGCGACGAAAATTCTGGAGAGTAATAAAGACGTTAGCTCTCTGCTGCCAGATGAAGTCGCTGCACTGAAAAAGGTTCAAGACGGCACCGCAACTCAGAATGTTATGGAATGGGCAGCGAAAAGGTTTAGCGGTCTCGGGCCTATGCGGCAGTTAATACTCTTTTGATGAGCGGAGCAGGAAGTGGCGGAATAGGTTGGAAAGGAATACTAGCCGGGCTCGCATCGCAAGCGGGTGGCGCCGTAGCGAAAGCCGCAGCCAATGCGATAGCACGCGGGAACACGCGCCTCGCGGAGGAGCTGGTACGGGCCAATTCCCCCCTCGCAGAAAGCCTGCGTGCCGCGCAGACCTTGAGCTACAGTCCTGGTATTGGCCGTGATCAAGCGGTGATGCGGTCGCTAATGCCGGGGCTTTTGGAAGAGCCGCCAGTTTACCAGAGAAAGCTACCGCCAGGGTATATCTAAGAAATGTCTGATGATATAGACGAGGGTGTAAAGCATTAACGAAACCGGCATAATAGATACTACCCAGCGGAGCGGGCGTCGGCATCGTTCCCACAAATAAGGTGTCGCCGACGCCAAACCATCAACAATGATCATACTCATCCACGCACAAAACATACCAAATATAATAGTGCTGATCATTATTTCCTCTTAAATATACCGGAGCGGCCCTTAAATAGCGCCGCCGTCAAATATGCTGGCCCAGCCGCACCAGCAATCCACCGACAACTCCGCCGGCGGCCAATAAGGCAGCCGCTGCGCCGATCCCGGTAAACCATAACCGCCACGGCTCATAGACTCTGATCTGGCGTAACTGTTCGCTGCGCATTTCGATATCCAGCAACAGTAAATCCCATTTGGCGCGCTGCTGCTGCTCAGCGCTCGGATGAGCAATGTCACTCATGCGATCTCCTCAATCAGGCCGAGGCGTTGCTCGATCCGGTCAAGCCGGGTTTCGATACGATCCAGGCGCGACGAGACGCCGCCATAAGCAGCCGACAGTGTCGCGAAGGCGGCCTCCAGAACCACGAGCCGTGCCTTGATGTCGCGGATGTCCTCGCGTATCGCATCCTGGCTGGCGCGAATGGCACGCAGGTGCTCCAACACGAGATTGGGTGCGTCGTCGCTCACTGGGTGATATAATCCCTCTGTCTAAAGCCCCTGCAAGAGAAGCCCGGCGGAATTGCAGCCCCCGCCGGGCTTGTTTCGCTATCGTCGCTCATTGCGTCGCCAAGATCAGAAGCGCCAAAGCAAGACCGACGCAGAGCCAAACCAGCAGAATCAGGCTCGCCGGGAACTGTGGCAGAGCGCTCGCCAACCACGCATCAACCCGTTGGAAGCGATCGATGATGCTCATGGCTCTAGCTTTTGCAACTGCGCCGCGACTTCGTGGATGCCGATCGTGTTGATGATCGCCATCTATTGGTCGGTGATTGTGGCTGTTAAAGTCTGATAAGCCATCGTCGAACCCATACGTTCGGTTGTGGTCAGGCGTCGGGCGGGGAGCCAACCCTCGTTCGGCGCCGCTTTAGTCTATGGGGTCAACCGCGGCTCCTGTCTAGTCGAATAAATGGTTAACCCTGGCGGCTCGGCATCCCGCCCGCGTCTGGAGATCGTGATATGACCGCTGGCATCTGGTTCTGGATACTCTACGTCATCTCGCTGGTGTTCGGTGGCGGCTGGTACTGGCGCAACCAGGCGACGCTCGTGGCATTCGGGCCGTTCAGCTTGCTATTCTTCCTCCTGATCGGCTTATTGGGTTTTGGAATATTTGGGTCTCCCCTGAGATAGGAAGTAAATGCTTCCACGTCCTGCCTTCGATAACGTGTTGAATAGCTCCGTAGCTTACGCTGTATTTTTCAGCCAGCTTTCGGCGCGATATGCCGCCGGCAGCGTATTCAGCACGGATGCTGATAACGGTTGCGTCTGTCAACTTGGCTTGCCCGCCGCGCTCGCCATAAGCATGGCGCATCTTTGCGCGGCAGTCTGCCCCATTGTCAGCGTCGGTTCCGAGGAAGAGGTGCTCCGGGCGCACGCAGGAGGGATTGTCGCAAGAGTGGAGGACATGCACTCCGGCAGGGATAGGGCCGAAGTGAATTTCCCAGGAACATCGGTTAGCTCGTCCGCCTCTACGCAGTTGCCCGTAACCGTCTACGGTTTTTTCCGCCGATCCACAGCCAGCAAGTATCGGTTTTTTTAACTTTCGCCCAGAACCGCTCGACCACTGGCCGGCGCTGTCTGGTTGCGAGGCGCCGGTTCCGACAAACGACGCTGCAACAAATGCCGCCACCCTTACGGATTTCTGCCGGGTAAACCGAGAAGGCGGCACCGCACATGACGCAGGTGCAATTGATCATACCGGAAATTATACGCCGTTTTGGTGGCGGGCACCTACCTGGCCGTCCTGCGGAGGACGAGCCCGGTGTTTGGATACACCGGGACCAGCGATGACCATAGAACACCTGGATCGGCCGGGTGTTCTGAAAGATAATTCGCCGCTCGATGCGGAGGATATTTACGCAATGACAAAGCGGGACCGCCGTTTGTCCTAAAAGGAGACGTGAATGCCTATTTCAATGCGTTTTACCGGCATGATGAGCATCGGCGGCGGCGAGCCGGTCGAGGTGAAGTTCACCGGCGTCGCCGATACCCCCGAAAATCTGGGGCGGTGCGCCGCCTTATGTCGATATTGGCTTGCCTGAGCCGCCGCCGGGTATCTGGGGCGGGGCGCCACCTTATGTGGATATCGGCGGGCCCGGGCCGCAGCCCCACCCTGAGCACCCGATCGTCATTATCCCGCCTGGTGCCATCGACGGCGAGCACCCCGAGCATCCGATTTTCCTACCGGTGTACCCGTCACACCCGATCGAGTTGCCGCCGGAGCAGCCGGCCGATCCGGGGTTCCAGTGGGTTTACACCGATCAGTACGGCTGGGTGATGGACCCGGTTGGTGGCGGCAAGCCGCGCCCGCTGCCACCTGGCGCGCAGCCCAAAACGTAAGCACCTTGATGTCGCCGGCCGTTGCAGCGATCGGCCTACTGATCGTGCTGCACCGGCCGGACGGCGTCGAGATTGCGGTTAGCCCCCAGCACATTGTCGCCCTACAGGTCACGTTGGGGTCGGCTGGCCGGGGCGCAAACAAACTGTTCACCGCTAAAGCCGGCTGCATCCTCGACCTCGTCGGGACGCGGCTCGCCGTCGCCGAATCCTGCGATGCCGTACTAAAGCTGATCGGGGCCGCGAACCGCTAGTTTCGCGGGGTTGTCAGTAAGGGTCAGCGTTAGTGATCCGACTACCCGGGACGATACCATGCCGCTTGCACAGTACGGCTTTCAGCATACAACTTTCATCCCAACCGGGCGAATGGACGCCCTCTATCCCATAGCGGTCCTCTGCGGTCTTGCCACAGGCAGCGCAGACCCAGATCCCGTCAGCCGGTGCCATACGTTTTTCTCTTTGTTCTGGCGTCATCATATCGCCAGCGCCATCGCGAGGCCGGCCAGCAGCAGGCCGACAAGGAACGCCTCGACCCGCGACGTCATGAGCGGCCATCCTCCCAACTCACGGTGAACTTGCTCTGCTTCGGCTTTCGACTTTGGCAGCGGCGAACTCATTGCGGCCGCCTCGGGCAGGAATAGCCCTGGATGCAATCCGATCCCGGCGCGAAAGCATTCCCCTGCCGGCAGCGCATCGCGGCTGGCGGGTCGTCGGCCAGCCAACGGCCTTCGCGGATTGCAGTGGCGGCGGCCTCGCACGTCGCACGACTGGTGGCGGCAACCGTCTCCTGACGCTCGGCCGACCAGCTCAGCAGCAAGACGTGCGGGTCGAAGGCGAGGGCAGCGGCGAGGAACAGAGATGAAACGCAGGAAAATCTGGTGCCACTTTGGTGCCGTAAAAACCGGGTTTGGTTGCCAAGCCGTTCGTTTTTGCTCTTGCGGCGATCCCGGCGGAGGACTAGAAAAGCCCAAGGAAACCAACGGGTTTCTGCCGTGCGGGGCGTAGCGCAGTCCGGTAGAGCGCCTGCTTTGGGAAGATACCGGGTATCCATGCCAAGTCTCTCAATTATCTTAGGTTTTTCCCCCTGACATCGACTCTGGTGCCACTTTTGGTGCCGTTTCGGCTGCCATGATCATCTGAAAAATCTGGCTGGCGAGTTTCCAGGGGATTACCCAGTCCACCTGTAGGCGATCCTTGCCCGGCTGCCCCGGCAACGAGGTCCAGATCATCGTGCCACTGGCACCAGAAAGCCCGATCGATTCCATTGCGTCAGCCTCCCCTTATCTGAACTGGCCGTAGCGTTGGTCGCGGCTGCACCGCCTCCATCGCAGCGCGCACCTGGGCGGTGTCCGAATTGGCGTAGCGCGCGGTCGTCGCGATGTCGGCGTGCCCGAGCATTTCCTTGACCACGTTAAGGTTGCCGCAGGCAGCCAAGGTGCGGGTGGCCGCGGTGTGGCGCAGATCGTGGAAGCGCATCGTCGGCAGGCCGATCGCCGCGCGAGCGGCCATCCAATCCTTGCGCCACCCATCGTGCGTGAAGGGATAGCGGGCGCCCTTCGCCTGCATCACGTTGTGGTGCGGGTCGTGCCGATTGCGGCGACAGACATAAGTGAAGACAAACTCCTTGTCCCGCCCCTGCTCGCGAGCCAACAGCAGCGCCAAGGTCTCGGTCAGCGGCAGCACCAGGAGTTTGCCGCCTGGCCGGCGCGACTTGACCCGGAAGGTCAGCGTGCGGCCTTGCCAGTCGATCTGCTCCCAGCGCAATCCGATGGCGTTTTCGAGCCGCACCCCGGCGATCAGCGCGAACTCGATCAGCGGCCAGTAATCCGGCCGCAGCGCCTCGAATAGCTCGGATTCCTTTTCCGGCGACAGGATCGTCTGCGCCTTGTCGGGCTCGGGCAGAAAGACCCGCGCCCAGGCGATGTCGGGGACCGCGACGCGCCAGTGGCGGGCGGCGATGATTACCGAGCGCAGCAGGCCGATCTCGCGGTTGATCGAGGCGTTGGCGCGGTCGCGCAACTCCATCTTGCCGGTCTGTTGGTTCCGGGCCCGACGGACCCGCCGACGGGCGACGTAATCCTCCAGGTCGCGGGTGCCGAGACGGGCGAGCGGCGTCTCGTTGCCAAGCTCGCGAATCAGCGTTTGGCTGTGTCGCTTGATGTCGCCGGCGCTCCTGACATGCGCGCCGCGGATTTCCCAATAGCGCCCGAGGGCTTCGCCGAGCGTGAACTGCGCCGCCTGGCTGGGCGCCGCAGCCGCGTCTCGACTAGCCTGGGCGGCGGCGAAGACGGCGGCGGCTTCGGCCTCGGCGGCTTCGCGGGTGTCCGCGCCAAGGCGGTCGCGAAATCGACGACCTCGGATTTGGAAATTGCAATACCAGCCATCTCGGCCTGGCCGCTGCTTGACGAGGGATTTTCGCCGCAAGGTCCGCGCTCCTGTTGCTGGAGGTAGTTCGCCAGATCCGATGGTTTGAACTTGCGGCGGCTGCCGACCAGCACATAGCGCAGCCGGCCCGCCTCGATCTCCTGGGTCAGCGTTTCCGACGTGATGCCGAAGGCGCGGCAGACCTCGGTCTGCGGGATCAGGAGCCGCCCCTGGGTCAGATCCACGATCCGCTCCCAGAGGTCGGCGTCGATGTTGGCTGTGGGGGCAGCCATCGGCATTCTCCTATGCTTGAGCCTCCACGCGACCTTCCGGTTTGATATCGTGTTCCGGTCCTATGCGGGGCTGCCGCGGACCCTGGAGCAAGCGAAAGCAGCCGCAGTGCCGGGTCACGTCACTTAGATTGTGGCTGGTCAGGCCGCAGGTGTGGCAGGTGATCGATTTGCCGCCGTCCCAGATTGTGAATATGCTCATGGCAGGTCTGTCGTCTCCCTGGGCACGCTTTCAGCGTAAGCTAGCGATATTATAATCGCGCGTCCATGAGAGATTTTAATCGTTGCGAAATTGCCGCTTGCGCCAGCCGTCGGGCGCTTATTAACCTATATTGGTTGGCAAGATCGTAGGTGAGGCCCCCACCAAAAGAGCGGGGCTGATAATTGTTGAATGGGAGGCGATGAGGATGCGGCACCCGTGCTCAGCAGTTTTGCTCGACTTCCAGGTGATTGACGCCGCTCCGATAATCCCCGGAGAAAAATCATCCACATGGTATTTCCGGATGGAAGGCGACCCGAGCATCCTGCGGGGTTACTGGGACGGGTTTGGTTTCGTGCTGGAAAACGGCGACCCTTTCGAGCCCTGCTGCTGGGCCGAGGCTATAGATATTGATCAGGAACAGAGAGCCGATCTGGTCACGAGACTAACTCCTCCAAATCCATTCGCAAAGCGCTCGCCACCATCTGGGGATCGGTATCGGGACGATTGAGCATCAGCGCCAGAAACAGCCAGCGCTCGGCATGATGCAGCACGGCTCTTAAGGCTTTCTCGCTAATCACCGCCTCAACCGGAGCCCCAACCGGAACATCGTCGCCTTGAACCAGCTTCGGTGGGCACGCTTCGGCTTCTTCCGTTCCCAGTATCACGCTGATCGGCACATCAAAATATTTGGCGATCGTCATCAATTGATTTATGCCGCGCGACGATTGCGGCTTGGAGACATAGTCGACCGCCAAGCCCGCGCCTAACATCGCCTCGCGCACCGTTTGCCCCCGCGCCTCGGCAAGTGCAGCCACACGCTTTCTAAAGGCCAGATCATCCCAATATTGCCGGCGTGCCCGCCTGGGCTTTCGCCCTACAGCCTCCTGCTGCGCATCGCCCACCATCATCTCACAATCACTCTCTGTCAAATTGCCACGGGGAACAGACGTTTTTTATCACACCCAACGCCTACTATGGGGGAAAAAAATCTCCCTTCAACCCGACAATACCCGGAGTTTCCCTGGCAATATGAGATAAAGCGCGGATGGCAATCTTTTAATCTTCCGGCGAGATCAAAATATCTGTAGCCTTCGGGATATGCTCGATAGCGCCTCCCTTCTGCGACTAGCTCAAGCCTATTCTGCCGCCACCAAATTGACCCTAACCGGGATCGGCAAGCGCGCCTGCGCCAACGACAAAGCCTTTTTGCGCCTCACTCGCGGCCAGACTATCACGCAACGTACCGCGGAGATCGCAGAGCGCTGGCTGCGCAGCAACTGGCCGGAAAACGCCGAATGGCCGGAAGGCATCCCGGGCAAGCCGCGATCCCGAGTACCAGCCTTTGTCTCGCGCCACGCCAACCGGGCCAAACTCCCAAATGACGACAGCAGCCCCGCCCCCACCGGCGACGTGCCCTGCGCCGTGGCCGGCGACTCGTGACCGACCGCCGCGATATGCCGAGCTTCGCCGCCGAGGCCAACGCGCTGGCCCGCATCCTGGCACTGGCCTTCGACGATCACCGCAATCTCGAAACACCTGCCGAGCCTGATGTCGTCCGGCTGCTGACCGAGGCGTTGGAGCACGCCTGGCTCGAGGGTGCGGATCGATGACCGGCCGCACGCCAGCCTGCGAAGGATTCAACTGCAAATTACGAGATAGGGGCGCAATCGCCCCTTAACGCCGGTTTAACACGCGCGTTCCGGCCTTCAAAAACGCGCCTCAATGAGTGGAGGTTAACTTGAACAACCTACCAACCACGATCGCCGAACTCGCATCGCTTCGCAAATCGGCGCGCACGCGTTCTCTCAACGATGAAGTGGACGATATCAATACGCGGCTCTGGGAGGACCCCGGATACCGGAGATGGTTTGAAGCACTTTGGCCGTCCGACACCATCGAGGGCACGTTTCACGACGACGAGCACGAGGCGGCTCGGATGGTTCGTGAGTACGCCCAAGGTAATCAATTTCCTATCGCTGCCACCGCCAAGATAGCGTCAATCACGCGCTCGCTCGGGGTGGTTCACCGCCGGTTTACCGGGATGAGCCGTAGGGAGCGTCAGCAGTCCGTTGGGGGCGAGCCGGTCCACATGAGGCAGGAAGCTGCCGACTAGGCAATAACCTAGAGGGCGGGCTTCGGCCCGCCCTTTCTTGAGCCGGGGAATGCCGAATGGCTGACGAAAATGTTGTACAACTTCCGACGCTGCTGGAGCGGCTTGCCGACAAGCTAAGAGCCTACCTTAAGCGCGACACCACGAACCGTAACGAATGGATCGAGATACAGGAGGGCATCTGCCTAACGCTGGCTGAGGCTCGTGGACAGTTTCCCGCCGACATCGAGTTTGGTCAATGGTGCGACGACAATGGTTTCGGCCAGAGTGTTCTGCGACACGAAACGCGTGCTGCCGCTATTGCAATGGGGCGCAATCCAGAGGTTTTGCGTTCGTGCCTGGGAGCAACAGAACGAAGATCGCTTCTAACTATTTACCGTAAAGAATTTTGCGGGTTTATAACCGTTTCTAAACCGCCAACCCGCCGCAAACCAAAGCTCGATCTAACGCCATCGCCCGCAATGCAACGGGCGCTGAACGCTTACGACGAACTTGCGGCCAAGGAAGAGCCCATAACCGCGAAGGCCATTCGTGACCGCGCCCAGGTCAGCGATACGCCTGTCCGAAGGGTCTTCGCGCTAAAGAGCGAGGAGGCAAAGCTCGACCCGCTCACGCCGGCCGAAATGCGCGCGACGATGCAGAAGCGGTACGAACTCGCCGTCCGTAAAGCGCGGTTGGAGATCCGGGAGGAGTTGAAGGAGGAGGTTTACCGGGAACTCGACGGGCTCGTGCGGCGCGTCAAGGAGCGGTCCGATCGGGCCGATCGGGTTCTCCAGAATTTTAAGGGCGTGATGAGCAAAGACGCCTTTCGCAAAATCAGGGCGTGCCTGCATCCCGATCATAACAGTTTCAAGTTTGCTGCCGAGGCCTTGCAGACTTTCAGCGAATTAGAATCAGTACTCGTTAAACCGGACGACCCAATTTACCGCGGCCCGCCGCTGCCAACAACGGCCGCTGAGCTTATGGCGCGGCGCCGCCATCGATGATGGCCAAGCAGGCATCCGCTATAATGAAACGCCGGCCAGTGCCGGCCGGCGTTTCCGAGGAGAACTGCGATGGTAGCTCATCGCAAGATCTCGCTCATTATCGTGGTGATCCTGCGCATCCGCGTCAAGATCATCCGGTAGCGGGCGAAGGGGGTCAACCCGTCTTCGGGCGGGTTGACCTCCCCCGGAGCCGGCCGTGAAGCGGCTCCGCCGCAAGCGGGGGTGGCAGTGATTGTCGCCGGCTGCGATCCCGGCGCCGATGGCGCGGTCGCTTTCATCGACGCCGAGACCCGCCGTGTCTTGGCGATCGTCGACATGCCGATGAGTGCCGGGGAACTGCGCGTGCGCGACCTCGCGATGGAGCTGCTCGCCGCCCTTGACGAGCGCCGCTGCGGCCATCTGTGGATCGAGCGGCAGGCACCGTGGGCCGGCGGCGAGCGGCGCATCGGGGCCAGCAGCGCCTTCGCGTTGGGCCAAAGGTACATGGCGATTAAAGCCATCGCCGCCTGCCACGGCTGGCCGATCGAAATCGTCAGCGCAGCCAAGTGGAAGCGGCACTTCAGCATCGCCGCCGACAAGGCCCTGGCCCTCGATTGCGCCGGGCGCCTCCTGCCCGAAGATTCCGGCCTGTGGACCGCGCGCCGCGGCTACTGCACCCGGGCCCGCGCCATCGGTCGCGCCGAGGCTGCGCTGATCGGGCTTTACGGAATTAGATCAGTCAATGCCATCGCTCGCGGGAAAGCGGCGTGAGCGAGTGGACCGATGGCTATCGCCAAGCCCTCGCCGACATCGCGCACCTGGCGCACAGCCGCGGGCTGGTGACGACACCGGCACTGGAAGCGCTGCTCGCCGATGTCGTGGCGGACGCGCTGGTCATCGAACGCGAGCAGGACCTGCGGCGCCGCCGGCTGCGTGCCACACACGAGGCCATGTTGCCACTGGAAGGCGAGGCGCCATGAGCCAGCACGACCGCGACCTCGCCGAGGAGTTCCCCGAGCCCCTGTCGCGCGATAGGAGGCGGCTGCGCGGAACCCCAATCGCTGCCGGCCAGCGTTTCGGCAGGCTCGTTGCAATACGTCCCACACCCCCAAGGAAGGGGTCAACTGCCCTACATTGGCAATTCCGTTGCGACTGCGGAACTTTCTGCGTCCAAAGAGTGGCCCGGGTTGTGTCCGGCAGGTATGTCTCCTGCGGCTGTAAGCATCGCGAGGCACAGGAGGCTTTCACAGCGAAAGCAAAAGCGCGATCCGTAGCGGCGGCGGCGCAGGGCCGCGGCCGGCTTAGCGCCGACCGCGACCTCGCCGAGGCAATCTACCAGGCATTCAGCGATGAGCGCGCCGTCGACGAGGCGATTAGCCTGTGGCGCGACATGCCGCATCTCCACCAGCGCGAGCGGTTCGCCGCGCTCCTGCCGCTGCTGGCCCAATACGTCATCACCGACGTGCTCGCCCGCCGCCTACGCGAGGCCGCCCGCACGTGCTTGCGCCCGAAAGCTTCGCGCATCGGACCGTGGGAGGCATGATGTTGCGAATCGTCCTGCTCTCTCCTATCTTCCAAGGGCAGCCGGGGAAGCTGCTACACTCCCCCGGCGCCCTGTCCCTACAGGCGGATGCGGAGCTTAAACCGCAGCCGCAGCCGTCCGAGGGACAGGAGAAGATGGATTCTCATCCTCTTCTCCTTGGTACGCCGCAGGGGCTGATCCCCCTGCGGCACGCCCAGCATAGCTATATCGCTGCCGCCATGGTGCTCGCATGAGCGAGCCGGCGCGCGAGGCGCTAAAAGACCGCAACCAGCTATACCGCCACTACCGCGTCGCTAAGACAGCCGAACACGAGGCCCTGTTCGCGCTGCCCGAGTACGGCGACCGGCTGCGCCGCTTCAATGCCACTCTCGGCCACTTCGGCATCGCAGACAGCGGTCGGATGGTCGCCTATGTGCGCGACCAGAATTACACCTGGCTGCGTAACGCGCCGGAAGACATCCGGTTCGCGGCGCTACAAATGGTCGGGCAGCGCATCCGGCGCATCAGGGCAAAGGCCGGACTCGTGCCATTCGACGACCCGCTGCCAGGTGAACCTGACGATGTCTTTCAACTCTGTCGGCGGGAATTGTCGTGAGCAACGACAAACAATTCGACAATATCTTCATGGTCATCGGGCATCGTGACCGGCTTACAAAACGAGAAGCCGATTACGCAGCGACGGCCTGGCGCCTGGCTAGGCAGCAACACCCCGATACGCCGATTGCGATTGCGGTCTACGGGTACGATGACGACGAGCGTGAACTTTGGGAATTTCCGGAGGTCTGCCGTTATATCCGACGCTGGGCAAAACAAGCCGGGGTCGATGGTAATGCCACTGCCGCCGCTCTTGCCGCAGTGCCGGTCATCCCGCCGGACAGAGCAGTCGAACTGGCAAAGGCACAAAACGATTTTGCCGCATTCCTCGCGGTCTGCGGAGTTTTCGGCCCAGTCGATCCCGTGGGTTCAGCATGATCCGCGAATTGCTCCACGCCTACGGCAGCAATCTGCGCCGCCAGTTCGCGCACGATCGCCTCAACACGCTGGGCTCCAGCGAAGCGGGGCGGTGCGCCCGAGCATCTGCCTTCGCCAAACTGGAAGTGCCGCCCGACCCCGACTTTGTCGAAGGTTGGGGGGCCGCACTGCGCGGCTCGGTGATCGAAGACAGTTTCTGGGTGCCCGGCCTGCGCGCAAACCTGCCACCGGGCGCCACACTGTTATATGCCGGCGAGGAGCAGCAGACTTTTGTCGACGGGTTTCTATCGGCCACACCCGATGGGCTGATTGTCGGTGTTGCGCGCGACTGTCTCTCCGACCTTGGCGTCCCCGACATCGGCCAGACAAGCCTGCTCCTCGACTGCAAATCGATCGACCCGCGCGCCAATCTGCGCCAACCAAAACCGGAACACGTCTTCCAGATGCATGTCGGCATGGGGTTGGTGCGCCGGGCGACCGACCACCAGCCTGAATATGCCATCTTGTCTTATATCGACGCCTCGTTCTGGGACCACATCACCGAGTTTCCCGTCCGATTTGATCCACGCGTCTACGACGCCGCGATCGAGCGCGCCCGCAGCATCATGGCGGCAACCGACCCCGGCGATCTCGCCCCCGAAGGCAAGATAGCGGGCGGCGGTGAATGCCGATATTGCGCCTGGGGTCAGCAGTGCGTCGGAACGACCTTGGCCAGCATGCCACCCGGGGGCGCCCGGCTCGGCGCAAACGCCGCGGCCGAACTAAAAAGCCTGCGCGATGCTGAACGCGCACTGGCGGCCTCAGCGGAAGCCACCGAATACACCCGCGCCGCCACTCAGGAAGCCATCAAGCAATTTCTGCGCACCGCCGGCGTGCGCGGCCACAAGGGCGACAACTGGTCGGTCCAGTGGACCGTCACGAAAGGGCGGCAGTCAATCGACCAAGCAGCCTTGCTCGAAGCTGCAGCCGACGCAGGCATCCAAATCGACGAGTTCAAAAAGGAAGGAAAGCCAGCAGAGCGACTAACAGTGACCTAGAACCAGACAACCAAACAGTGACGATAACCATCACAATGAGCATCGACATGAGCGATATCATCGAACAGGCCCGAAGCGCCCTCACCACCCAAACCGACATCGACCCATACGTTGCCTACGGTCTCAAGGCCGGCACAGCCGGCGGGCAATACCTTAGTTTCAAGAACGGCGAGTTCCTCTACGGCCAGAACGCCAGCGTCCTGCCGCTCGGCACCAGGCTCGCCGCCAATATGGCTGGTCTGCGGGTCGGCTGGCGCAAATGGCGCGGCGGCACCCTGGAAGACGACCTGACCGTGCCCCTGGTGGAACGGCGCCCGGTCGAGGCCCGCAATGCGCTCGGCGACAACGACCGTAGTCTGTGGGATCGCCGGCACCGATGGCAAGGAACGCGATCCGTAGGCAATTCACTCAACACTCCATGGAACTGGCCGACGCTGACGGTCAGACCTTTATCTACAGCACCCGGCTCCAAAGGCGGGATCGGCGCCATCGCCGCTTTGTACGGCCGAATGCATGGCAAGCTAGTACCGGCAAAAGCCGGGTCTGACGCCGATCCTCACCCTTAGGCAATGAGATTATTATATATCACCCGGAATACGGGAAGTACTTATGTGGCCGCGGTTTGAACTGGTCGATTGGCCGCGCCCGAGGCTGAGCTGCTGACGACGGACTTCCCCGGTCTCGCGAACACTAGCGCCAGTCCCGAGCCAAAACCGGCGCCGGTAAAGCGCAGCCCGCTTCTACCGCCACCCGCCACGCCGCCAGCCGGCAAGCGTGTTCCCCCGCTTCTGATCCCAAACCCCGCCTGAGAAAACCCCAGCCATGGAGGGCGCTGAGTTGTGCGCGACAAACAATTACAGCACCGGCCAGCGTCCTACCTGGCACGCCTTGTACGGTGAGGTAAGCGAGCACGCCGTTGAACTGCGGCTCGGTTCCCGAATGGAAATCGCGAAGCGGACCGCACCGCCTCGCTGTTCACCCCGCGATCCCCTCGACATCGAACTGCACTGCACGCCGCTGGGACGGGCCAGGCCCAGCGCCGTCTATTACGGCGAGGTAACCCGTCTCACCGGCCGCGCCACCGGCCGGCGCGAGGCATCTGGCAGAATGCGGTCTCGCTGTGGACCGGACACCGACTGCGTCAAGCTCGCGTCTCGATAAGGCGGCGGGTCAGCGCCGTCCCGATGCAGCAAATTGCAACCTGCCACCATCGATCATCATTGACAGCGGCTACGGCATCCACGGTCGCTGGCTGTCCACCGAACACCTGGACGTATCGATCGAGCGCCCCCGGCGCGTACAGCCCTGGAAGCCGAACTGGTGGCCGGCACTACGAAGCCCTCTCCGGCCTTGTCGCAGGCGACCCCGCTCGCGGTGTGCGACCTGGCGCGCGTTATGCGCCTGCCCGGGACGCACAACAGCAAAGGCGGGCAAACCTCGTCTCCTGCCATGTGCTGGCAGCGTCCTGGGCACGCTACGAGTGGCGCGACCTGCAAGAGATGGCTCGACTGGCACAGGCCGGTTGTCGAGCTTCCCGCAGCGGCCCGTCCACGCGTGAGGCACACTAGACAACCCGTACACCCGAATTTTGCCCGCCGGTTCGCCACTAAGGCACGCTCGAGGTGCGCCAACGCCTGGAAGCAATGGATTAGCCGCGGGCCAGGGATGATAGCGGCGATCCACCCGAGACACAGCTCGCAGGTGTTCAGGCCACGGCTGGCGCCGAGCCGGGCGTCGACGACGACGCGACATCGGAGCGCCCAAGTCTCTAAGACGCGTAACACACCGCGCGCGCTGGGTCTTGGCGCCGGGCGAGGCGGGATGGAACTTGGCTCAGCGCTGAGGCAGGCAATTCTGCGCCGGGAATGATCACCGACTGTGCGACAGAAGCCACGGTGGCGGAGAAGCCCGCCCACCGCGGCAGTCCGGCCCCGGTGAGCCAATTACGCGGTCCGCAACAACAAGATCCGGCGCCGCCCCTGGAACCCGTGCCGCCGACAGGCGCCCTCGCGACGCCAACCGGGCGACGACCAGCGGCGCCCATCACTCGCGCGGCTGCTCCCCCCCTGCAACTCGAGTCTCGGGCAATGCCAATGCGGATATATCGCATTCAACCATCGGCACTGAGCGCACTGCGAATAAGTCGTCGGCATCCTCGGCCTGGCACGTCCTGGGATAGCGCAGGCGTTACGCTCGTCGAATCCCGGAGATCGACAAACGCCTACCCCGGCCGGGCGGCTGACTGGCAACACGCGGGAACAACGTGTCACGCACTAACGCTGCGCCCAAGCTTTCGCACCATGCCTCTCCCTCTCGCACCCGGCCGCGTGACGAAGATGCGCGCCCGCTGTCATTAAATTTGCGCCGTCCAGTCCGGCAACTCGCCAACCGCATCCACCGGCATGTGTTGTCACAAGCCACGAGCCGCCATCCCGTGGTTGCCGCCGACCGATCTTCGACCCGTGACCCCATGGCTGCCCTAAACTGTTTAAACGGCACACAGTCGACCTACACGGAGCGCAACATGCACAAACACACTCAGGAGGATCTACTGACTAAAATTAGCCCGGTACGGGTTTAACGACCTCCGGCTGCCACCTGCCCGATCTGGGTAAACAATTTATCCTCGACATATTCGACATGACAGGGAACTAGTGACGTTTGTCCATACGCGCCCTGGCTACTCCCTCACCGGACTGACCACCGAACAAGTCGTGTTCATTCCTGCACGGCTCCGGTCCAACGGTAGTCGTATTGATCGAAACGGTTGCCGCGGTGCTTGGCGACTATGCGAAACAGTGCCCGTCAGAAACATTTATTTCACAAGAAAAAGGGTCTCGTATCCCCATGACGTTGCCCGCCTCGCCCGGTGCCAGATTCGTTTCGGTTGTCGGAAACGGAACACGAAAGGAACCTGGCTGAAGGGTCGTCAAACAGGCTACCGGGCGGCGATCGGATGACCGCCAGTTCCTCCACAACGAGTGGTTCGAGTTCACTCCCAGGTTTAAATTGTGGGCTCGCCACCAATCACAAACCGCGCATCAGAGGTCGGATTATGCCATCTGGCGACGCATTCTATTGCTGCGTTTGCCGTAAGCTTTTGTCGACGGCGACAAGGCGGTTGACGGGCAAAAGGTCAAGGACCCTGACTTGAAAAGCAAACTCGTTCAATGAGTACCCGGGCATCCTGGCGTGGATGATCGGGGCTGCAAGGCATGGCAAGGGGGCGGATTGCAGCCTCCGGCCGCTGTTATCGATGCAACTTTAGTTTATCAAGAGAGCCAGGATAACGTGTCTGTGCATTTATCAGAGACAGACTGTCACGTGTCCAGCGGGGGTGAGTTGCTCGGTCGGCCTTTTGTAGTCCAGCTACGAAATTTGGTGCTCGGAAAATGATGAGGAGGCGATTGCGAAGCGCAATTCGGAAAGACCTCGACGAGCGGGTATTTCCGGCGGGGGCACGCTCCAAACGGGAGAGATTGCGCAAAGGCTCTTGATCTTACACAAGAATGTCGGGACCAGGCGGCTCCCAGCGGCTATAGACGACGACGGAGGGCACGGGTGACGTTGGGTGACGCTGGGTGAGCGCCACTTCCAGGTTATTTCCATACATATACGCCTCGTGCGAGGGAGATGCGGATTAGCGTCACCAGCGTCACCAAGTCACCCGGGTCGAAAATGCCGGCGGCGCGGTATGGAACATTTGCGTCGCCACAACCCGGGCTTGCACGTGCGGCTGGTCGAGCAGCGCTCGACCTGTTACGGGAGGCGTTGCTCGGCGACGACGACGAGGGGAGGTGTTGGCGGCAGGGCGATGCGATATGCGGGGCTGGCAGCAGGCGCTTGTGGTTCGAGTACAAGGTGCTGTGGCCAGGGGCAGAAATCGTTGCGGTTACGAGACAAGGTTCGCCCTTGGTCGAACAATACGAGTGGGTGGAGCGGAATGACAGCGAACCCTCAACCCCACACGGAGCGCGCCGACAGCATGGCAACATCGTGTCGCAGCCCGGTTGTCGCCGACAGCAACTGGTGCGAGATCGGCCACCCTGGCGATTGCCGCAGCGTGTTGGACAACCTGCTGCCCGGCGCGAGTTCGGTCCCGCAGGAACACGCCGCCGGGCTGCTGCAGTTTGGTGAGATCGCCCGCAGAGCCGCCGTGCCGACCCTGCAGGCAGCCGACATGCTGCGGGTGTCGCAGCGGCGGGCAGCTTCGCGAGTCGGCAGTCAGGCCGCGTACGCGACCGTTCATCAACTGCGGTCGCGCCCTCGATGCGCTCTGCACGGTGGCTCTCAGGCAGCCCGTATGGGCAGTCTTGCCTGGGATGTCCTCGGGCGGGACGAAAGCCTGTCCGCCTTGGGGCGCAGCGGCAAAACTGGATCGGTCGCGGCCGCGGCACCGGCGCCGCTAATAGGCGTGTCTGATGGTCCACATTGCCAGTGCTGGCGCTACATTTCGGCTTGACGCGGCCGAGTTATCACACCAGATAGGGATTAGTGCATGTTGCGACCATGCCGGCGGCGGGTCGGGCGGATTCGATGGATCCCCATATCAGCCCATCCTCAAGCCCGATCGCCCGTCCGCCGAGCAAGGATGCCTCATGAAATCGGCATGCCTGTGGCTGCCAGTGGGGTGGTGGAACGGGGGTCGGCCGTCACCCTGGTAGCCGAAAAGGTCCTCAGGCCACTCAGCGGGCTTCCTAGCCGATTAGTAGGAAGCCATGGAGATGGGCAAAAGCCGGGAATACGGTCTGGCGAGGCTTGCCACCGGCACCGGCGTATCTGGCGGATGCACCAACCCCGCCCCAGCCGTCGCCCAGCTTGCGGCACGCGCGGTCGGGTACGGGTATACTGCTCGCCCGGGCGGACGAGAGCTGCGCGCGCTGCGCGTCAGGGGGGCTATGTCGCGGGGGACACGAGAGTGCCGCAGTGCTACGCACGCTGGCGCCAGCGAGAGTGCGCTCCGCGCAATCGGTGACGGAGTTTGCACGGTCGGGAAACACATTGCGAGTCACCGGGATTGCTGGTGCGGTGCGACACCAGGCATCCGGTGAGTGCGCGGATGTGGTTTATTCACCGGGATTGCCCGGAAGTGTGGACTACAGGCTCGATGCGCGACGGGTGTGAAACGGAGGTGTGCGCGATAGCTCGCCACAGCTCGAGATGCCATTATCGCGCTACCTAAAGGAATCGTGTGCGCGCTCGTGCGCGCGGACGGGAGGGGGCTAGCAGCGGACGCTGACCTTGCAGCGTGAAACGCGTCGTCGTATCGCTGACGCACGATCGACGACCGCCACCACAAAACGCAGTACGCGGCCGGGCAGTGGGCACGTGCGAGTTCTCGGAAGAGAAATAAGCCGGGAATAGATACTCGTACAGGTGGCGTGTCCGGGCGATACGGGGCTCGGCAAGGATATGCGTGTCGCGAGGTGCATCTGTGCACGCGCCGCGCAGTAGACAGTGCGAGCGTCTCGCAGGGCTCATTGAGAGGAGGAACCGTGGTTAGAAATCGCAGTGACGCGACACCGTAAGCCGTGCTAACGGTTACGCGCGCGGCGAACGAGCTATGCGGACTTGAACGGCTTGGCGGGATTGAAGTCGTGATCAAGCAATCAGCGATGTGCACCGTGCACTGGTTCTAAATGGCGAAGCGGACAATGCTTTGGTTCAGAAGCAGCGGCTGCAGGTTGATAGTCGTAAGTGGTTGCTGTCGAGGCTGTTGCCGAAACAGTACGGCGACAAAGTCACTCAAGAGCTAGTCGGCACAACCTGATGCGCCGATCGTGACGAGGATCGAGTTTGGTGCCGGTTGCACCGATCACCCGCCGTCTTGCCTATGCCGGAAGACTGAGTAACCGCTTCGTCTCGCTTGCGGTATACCCCGGACATACGAGGACGGTGAGACACAATCTGCGTCTCATCAGGGTCGAAACGATGGTTAAGAGACGCAGCGAGGCGCGGAGTCTAGATCCTAACGAGACAGCTCGTCTCTCGCTCATGTGGGTCGCGCTGTCGCGTCTGGTCTGGTTAGGAGCCTACCTCCCGGACAACACAGCAGCCAGCGCGGCCCACCTGGACCTAGGCCCCCGGCCACCCCCGAAGACGTGGCCATCCGGCTGGTGACGGCCC